CGGCCCGCGGTCCCACCGCGCGCGCGTCTCACAGAGCGTGACCGACCCGTCGGGAGCCGACCACACGATCCGCGTGATCGACGCCTCCCAGCTCTTCCCCGCGCGCGTCACGACGCGTACGGTCTGTCCGACTTCCGCGGGTCCCGCGACCCGCACGCCCCAGCTCCCGTTTCGGAGCTTGGCGGGGGTTCCACTGATCGTCATCATCGTCGTCTTACGCATGGCCATATATTAGCGCGATATCGCGACAGAAAAAGAAAAATCCGTCTTACCCAGCGAATATATTTCTGTGCCAAACACGCGCGCCGGCGCGCGAATTCCCGAATCTAATGGCGTGCCAAACGAGCCCCCGAAGGTTCGGCCGGTAACTTTATTTCCGGCCGGCGCGGCGAGATCGCCCGGGCCCGTAGGGCGCGCCCTGGTAGCCCAGGTGGCCCTGGTGGCGCCGTAGGGGCGCCCAGGTGGCCCCGGGGGCGCCGTAGGGGCGCCCAGGAGGCCCCGGTAGCCCCGGGGGCGCCGTAGGGGCGCCCAGGAGGCCCCGGTAGCCCCGGGGGCGCCGTAGGGGCGCCCAGGAGGCCCCGGTAGCCCCGGGGGCGCCGTAGGGGCGCCCAGGAGGCCCCGGTAGCCCCGGGGGCGCCGTAGGGGCGCCCAGGAGGCCCCGGTAGCCCCGGGGGCGCCGTAGGGGCGCCCAGGCCGGCCATGGGTTACGCCACGCGCCAGTGGGCGCGTGGCGGCGTCTCCGCCCAATCCTGCGCGCAGGTCGGGCAGTAGACTTCGGCGCCGCCGGCGGCGAGAACCCAGCGGCGGGCTCGCGCCTCGTACACGGCCTCTTCCGCCGACGCGAATTCCTCGGGCGGCTGAAGTCTGCCCACTATTCCGCCGAGCCATGCCTCCGACCCTGGCGGCCCCATGTGCGAGTCGCAGCAATCGCACAACACGATCCAGCGCGGCGGCCCGGGGCGCCGCTCAATCCCCATCGTTTTCCTCCGCCGCCGTTCTCTGTGCGCAGGTCGGGCAGTAGGCTTCGGCGCCGCCATCATCGAGAACCCAGCGGCGATTGCTCGCCGAGCGTTCCGCCTCTTCCTTCGACAAAAAAATCTCGCTGGGTCCGCCCTCGTATCCCGGCGGCTTGAGATTCACGCCGCACCTATCACACGACACGACATAGAGGAATTCGTCCGCATAGACACGCCTAGCTTCAATCCCCATCGGTTTTCTCCGCTCGCACAACGTTCGCGAGATCGACGCGCCCCAAATAGTAGATCGCCAGCTCGCGCATCGCCCAATCCAGGACGCTGCCCGCGAGCTTGATGTACTCGCTCCCACGTACGGTCCCGGAATGCCCGAATCGGAAACCCATGAACAGCCGGACGAACCGCTCCAGCGGAACACCCGCCTGAAGGCCGACACTCACTGCGATCGCAAAAGCGTTGAGCAGCGCGCGCAGCGTCTCGTCGGAGTTCAGGTCGACGTTGATGAAGATTTCACCCAAGCGCCCGTCCGGGTACTCCCCTGCGGTCAGGTAGACCGTGAGTCCTCCGATCGTGGCCTTCTGCGTCCACGAGTTGCGACAGGTGGGAAGGGGATCGCGCGTGTAGGTCATGTTATTCCTGGGGACATCACCGGCCGATCTTCCCCGAGGGAGACGAGAAAACTCAAGATGGCGGCCAGATAGTCGCTCGAGAACTCGGTCATCTCCTCCGGGCGGAACACGTATCGTTGCCATCGATCGCACCACGCTACGCTTCCGAGAATCGATCCACCGCGCTTCAGGTGGATGTACCAGCAACCGTCCGACTCCTTGTACGCCTCCAGGTACTGGCCTAGCACACGCTTCTTCATTGAGCCTCCTCACGCGACTTGTTTGCCGCCTTGCGTGCATACTCCACGGCCCAGAACACATCGCCGGACAGCAGATCAACGATGCGCCCACACGGGAGGATCATGTCTGCGTCGTATTGGCCATTACCGTAGAGCGAAACGCGCACCTCTGCGTGGAAGATCACCGTGCAGTCCTCGCCGCGGCGCTCTACACGCAGCTCAGTGAGCATACGGCAGCTCCGCCCACTGGGGGAAGATGACCCTCGCCAGCTCTTCCGGGAGCTTCGTGCCGTACCGCAGCACGTGCTCCGCCTCCTGCGCGTGGTCGTGCCCGGGCACCGCATCGATGTAGGCACACCACGCGCACTCGATGCGCGTCGTGGCCACTGCCAGCACGCGCGTCGCCAGCGCCGTGATGGCCGTGTACCGCTGCCACACAGCCGCCTCCGCCGCGCACGTGGCGAATCTGTGCCTCCACCGCGACGACAGACCGCGGGCCCGCTCGAATGCGGGATGATCGTCTGCGGTGATCATGCGCACCTCCCCAGAAGAGACCAGCAGAGGGCGATCGCGAGCGCGATCGCCGCCAGTACGAGACACGCCACGGCGATCATCGCGGAGCGCATAACCTCGCGCGCCGCGCGCCCTTGGCCGCCCCTCATGAGCGGATTCCTCATGTTCGTGCTACTCCTTTCGTCGAGCCGAGACGTAACACGCCGAAAAAAAATTCTCAAGAAAAATTCTGCGGCGCGCGATATTCTCCTGTACATCAAATTCCGTGCCGTGATTCCTACGCAGCAACTTCCGTGCCGCGATCTACCTGCCGTCGTGCCGCGAGAAGCTGATGCGCGCGCATAATTTTTTCGGAATTTTTCTTGCATCCGGCGCTCTCTTCCGCTATACCGCCACGCCATGGTGAACCTCACGCTCCGCGAAATCCGGGGGCGACTCCCAGGCGCCCCGACGCAGAAGACGATCGCCCGGCGCGCGCGCTGCTCGCCATCGATCGTCTCCCGCGCCGAGGCCGGGGCGCCTCTAGGGCCCGAAACGGAAGCGAAGCTCGCGCGCGCCTACGGCATCAGTCTGCGACGTCTGCGCCGCGCGCGCCGCCCTCGGAAGATCGCATGAATCCGCTCCGCGATCTGCAACGGCGCGGCCTCGAGCGCATCGAGCGCCAAACAGCGACGATGCTTCCGTTTCCCATGGGGAGCGGGAAGACGCGGGTCATCGTCGAATTCATGCGCAAGCACGACCTACGACGGACGCTCATCGTCTGCCCGCTCTCGGTCATCCCGGTATGGCCCGCCGAAATCGCGAAGTACGCTCCCGACATGTCTCGTCATGTCTGGACGAGCCACGGCCGCGGATCCGTGGCGCGCAAGAAAGAACAACTCGAGAAAGTTGCATGCGCATGGAAGCGATTCGTCGCCGTCCTCCATTACGATATCTGCTGGCGTGAACCGCTCGCGTCCTGGATTCTCGCGCAGTCGTGGGATCTCGTGGTCGCCGATGAGTCGCACCGCCTCAAGGCGCCCGGCGGCAAGGCCTCGAGGTTCTTCGCGCGGCTCCGCGAGCGCGCTCAGAAGCGGGTGTGCCTCACGGGCACACCCATGCCCCATGACCCGCTCGACGCCTACGGCCAATACCGGTTTCTCGACCCGACGATCTACGGCTCCTCTTTCGCCGCGATGCGCGCGAAGTACTGCATCCTCGGCGGCCATCATGTCAACGGCCGTCCCGTGCAGATCGTCGGCTGGCGCGCCCTCGACGAACACGGCGAGCGGTTCTACCGATTGGCCGAACGCGTTCTCGAGTCCGACATCATTCAGCTTCCGGAGAGTCAGCACATCGAGCTGCCCGTCTGGCTGTCGCCCGAGGCGCAACGCATCTACACCGCGCTCGAGGAAGAGCTGATCGCAGATGTCGGGCGCGGCGTCGTCACCGCCGCGAACGCGCTCGTTCGCGTTCTGCGTCTCCAGCAACTGACGTCCGGGCACATCGCCCTGACGACCGAAGAAGAGGAGACCGAGCGGACGACCATCGAGCGCGTCGACGAAACGAAAGCTCGCGCGCTCGCGGACTTTCTCGATGGGATCGACCCGAGTGAGCCGTGCGTCGTCTTCTGCCGATTCCGCTTTTCCCTCGACGACGCGCGGCGCGTCGCGGAAGCCGCAGGGCGGCGCGTGTATGAAATCTCCGGCGACCGCAAAGACATCGACGCGCGGTGGGCGCCCGAACCCGGAGGGGTCTGCGTTGCGCAGTACCAGAGTGGCAGTCTGGGGATCGACCTCACCGCGGCGCGGTATTGCGTCCTCTACGATCAAACGCATGCGATGGGCGATTACGACCAGGCCGTCGCCCGTGTCCATCGCCCGGGACAACATCGGCATGTCCTCTACTACCATCTACTGGCGAAGGGCACGATCGACTACGCCATCCGCCGCGCGCTCGAAAAGAAGCGCGATGTCATCACCGAAATTCTCGATCACCTGAAAGGAAGTCAGCATGACCGACGACACGCGGAAACTGCCTGACGCCGATCTCGATCGCTTCATCGCGCTCACGGAGCGCAAGCGCGCTCTCCAGCGCCAGCTCGAGGAGACGAGCGAGGAGCTGGAAGCGATAGGAACCGCGATCCGAGACGACTGGATCGCGCGCGGCACGAGCAAAGAGACGCGCCACGGATGGACTGTCTACCTGGCGCGCGATTTGACCTGCAAAGTGATCGATCGCGCGGCGCTCGTTGCCGCGGCGCCCGCGCTCGGGATGCAGGACTTCCTCAGCATCAACGTCGTACAGCTCAAGTCCCGCCTGCGCGAACTTCTCTACCGCGAGGATCTAGGCGATTGGGAACTCGACGCCTCGAGACTTCCTCCCGAACTCGCCACGTGCGTGATGCTCGAGCAGTTCCACCGCATCGCCGCGAGAAAAACTTCATGAAACCCACGTGGGCAAGAGCCCGCAGAAAGGAATCGATATGAAGCCGACGAACGCGCCCTCTGTGGCGCATCCCTTGCCGTCGTATCTCTCGACGGCGCCGAAGCCGGACCTCAGGACTGTTCAGCAGTACCAGCTCGTGCCCCGCTTGAAGATCGTGCAGGGCATGAGCGACGCGGACCTGCGCAAGGCGTTCCCGCCCGGGAGCGCGATCATCCGGCCCGATGACATCCTGGTCGCCGGGTTCGGCCAGGAGTTCCGCGCGGTCCTGCTCTTCTTCTGGCCCTCCTGGGAGAAGTGGCGGGATATCAACGATCGGGAAGGGCCCCCGCTGGTCGCCTCCACGCTCGATCTGATCGACTCGAGCGGTATCCCGGCGCGCGCGCGGAGCCAGGAGGCGCGTCTCGAGGAGTACCCTGGCGACGCGGAAATGGTCGCCGAGAAGAAGCTCAAGCAGGTGCGCTACTACCGGTACACCGAGAGCTTGAACTTCGCGCTCTGGATCGAGGAGGGCCCCGCCGTCGGAAGCATGTGCGTCACGAGCTTCGCGCGCGGCGGCCACAACATCGGCGCCAAGCTCTGCACCTACATCATGCGCCGCGAGGTTCCGTGGGGCGCCGCCCGCGCCGTGTTCTCGGTCGGCGAACGGACCAACGCCAAGCGGCAGACCTGGTACCAGCTCTTCTTCCGCCCGCCGGAGGAGCCCTTCGCCTCGGCCGACCTGTTCGCCAAGCTCCGGCCCATCGCCGAAGGCCTCGAGCGCGCGCACGCGCAGAAGATCATCGGCGTCGCGCCCGACGTCGGAATCGAGACGGATTCCTAGAGACCCATGGGCCGCCGCGGCGGACATGCTTGCGGCGGCCCCTTTCTTCCGCACAAGCGAATGGGTAAGGTGATCCGGATGCCGTTCCTCATCGACTCCATCGCCTACCTGGCCGCGTTATCGCGGCAGGCAGGCTCGACCCCGCGCCGGAGGTGCGCCGCCTACGAGGACGGCATACCTACGGGTGCGCATCATCCCGGCGCGGATTCGAGCCTGGGTGTCTCGTGAGCGCGTTTTCGGACTTCGTCCTCGAGATCGCGCCTAGGCTCGACGCCTACGGCGTTTACCAATCTCACGGCCGCGCGGTATGGTGCAAAGAACCGATCACCGCAGAAGTGATCGCGGCGCATGAGAACGGAACACGCACGATCGGAATTCCGTGCGCGAGCGCCGCGCGCGGATGCACCTTCGCGGTGCTCGACTACGACAACCACGACGGCGACCCGAGCCGCGCCCAAGCGAACCACGCGACCGCCCTCGATGCATGGAATCTACTCCGCGAGATGGGCGCGGAGCCCATTCTCGAGGACTCCGACGGACAAGGTGGCTTCCACGTCTGGGTGTTTTTCGCCGAACCCGCTCAGCTCATGCGCGCTCACGCCTTCATCGCGTGGGCGGCGGGTGGGAAAGCCGAGGCCTTCCCGAAGCAGGCCGTTCTACGCGACGGCGACTTCGGAAACTGGGTGCGCCTTCCAGGGAAACACCCCCGGCGAAACCACTGGTCGCGCGTCTGGGACGGATTCCGCTGGCTCGATCCCGAAGACACGTGGACGTTTTTCGCCGAGCATGCCCGCTGTCCGCTGCACGTGCTCGACATGGCGCAGGTTGCCCATCCACACAACCACGCGCCGAAGTCGAGCGTCGCGGATTTCGCGGACGTGCTGCGTCCTGGAGAACGGAACAATCGCCTTTTCGCCCTCGCGTGCGCCATGCGGGGACAGGGATTCGGCGAGCAAGCCATTCTCGCGGCGATGCTCGAGGAGAACCGCGAGCGCTGCGAGCCGCCGTTGCCTGAGGACGAGGTGCGCGCGCTCGCGCGCTCCGCGACACGATACCCAGCGGGCGATCCTGGAGGGGTCACACCACCCGCTGGCGAGCGACGCGAGGACATCCTCCAGGCCCTCAACGCCGCGCTCTCCGCCGGGAATCGACCCGTGTGCATCGAGAAGATCGTGCGCCGCGACCGCAGCTATGAGGTGTCCTTCGCCGGATGCCCTTCCGCCGTGCCGCTTTCCGACATATCGAAGCTCCGGAAGTTCGACTTTTTCGCCGACGCCGTCCTCGAGGGCGTCGGCGTCGAACTCGACCGAAAGCTCCGGCGCTCGTGGCCTACGATCGCCCAAATGCTGCGCGACGTGGTCGAGGAAGGAGACGCTGAAAGCGAGACCGAGGAAACGACCGCGTGGCTGGAGGCCGCGCGGGCGGCGAATGCCGTGCTCGACGCAGACGATGAGGAGGGCGCGGCGAAGGTAGGCCCGGGCCTCAAGCTCCCGTTCTTCTCCAGGGGTGGGAAAACTTACGCGCTACTTTCCCCACTGCGGAGCTGGCTCGACCGTACCGGCCTCGTGCGCTGCGGTAGGCGTGAGCTGGCACGTCGGCTCGCCCGCTGCGGCTGGCGGAAGTCGAGACTCGGGTTCGGACCGCAGGGGAACCAGCGGCGGGTGACCGCGTGGGTGGAGCCGTGAGCGCCAAAAGCGCCTACCGTATAAGGGCTTATAATTTTGTCCATTTTTTATTTTCATGGATATCGGTACTACTGCGTGTAACCTCTTGCATGGTAAGGACTTATGGCGGTTTCTACTTTCTGGGAACGTAGACTACTCGGTGACTACCTGTACTACCGCGCGCTAGTTTTCCCCTCGCGCGCGCGGCTTTGGTGGACTACCAAGCCTTGAATTTTTTAGGAGTCCAACAACAGAAAGGCGAAAAATGCCGTACGGCTACGAGGGCAAATACATCGTCCACGGACCCCCGGGCACGGGGAAAACCACCTCCATCGCCCGATGGGTCGCCAAGATCATCCAGCTCGCTCCTCGAGAAGCGTTTGACGATGAACGCTCACCGGTCATCATCGTCTCGCTCACGCGCGCCGCAGCGCGAGAAGCCGCTGGACGCGACATGCCTATCCCCCTCTCCGCCATCGGCACCCTTCACTCTTTCGGCTTCCGCTCTCTCACAACCACCGGGACTGTCGTCCAGTGGTCCCACGTCCAGGACGACTGGAACCACCGACACCCCGATCTCGCGCTCCCGGAAGCTCTCTTCTCGGATGACCTGGACGGAGACCCCATCTACGCCTCCGAGGAAGACCAACCCACCGCCATCTACCAGGAGTATCATCGCCTGCGCCACCGATGTGCCTCACGCGCAGAGTGGTCCCCAGAAATCCAGAACTTCGCCCTCCGCTGGGAAGCGTGGAAGGCTGAACATGGATTCATCGACTTCACCGACATGATCGAGTTCGGAGGACCACCGAAAGAACAACCCGGCATCGTTCTCGTCGACGAGGCTCAGGATCTCTCCAAACTCGAGTGGAACTACGTTACCCGTATCTGCCACGCCACGAAAGCAGCCTTGATCGCCGTCGGCGACGCCTATCAAGCCCTCTACGACTGGCGCGGTGCCGACGTCGATGGTCTCGTTCGTCACGGTCTACCGCCAGAGCGCGTCGCAGTCCTGCGTCAGTCCTATCGCGTACCCGCCGCCGTACACGCGCAAGCCACTTCCTGGATTCGACGCCTCTCTTATTACGTCCCGATTGAATACCTCCCGCGGCCACTCCACCCAGAGAATCCGCACTCCGCTCCATCGCCAGGCAGGCTTTCTCATCTCCAATCTCACCGCGATGATCTCGAGGCCGTCCTTGATTCGGTCGAGGCGGCCCTCGAACGCGGCGAAAGCTCCATGCTCCTGGCCACCTGGAATAAGGCCGTCTGGCCTTACGTCTACGCGCTGCGCGAACGCGCCATACCCTTCGCCAACCCGTGGCGTATGCGCAACGGCCTCTGGAATCCTCTCGCACCGCGCCGCGGTGCGAGCAAAGTCGCACGACTGCTCGCCTTCTTGAAGCCAGTCGATCACGAGCCGAATTCCATCTACGGAGACCGATGGACGATCCGCGACGTGCACCTCTTCATCGAGCACATCCCCCAGCGAAACAACTTCCCGCGTGGCGCGAAATCTGAAATTCGCGCTCTCGCAGACGACAAAACCACCGCGCAACGTCTCGTCACCGAAGAACAGCTCGTTTCATGGTTCGGACGCACCTTCATCGATGAAATGACTTCTGCGCTTCTCTCTTCTCCAGCGCGCGCCGCGGCGTGGTGGCTCTCTAAGCTCTCCGCCGACGAACAAAAAGGCGCAAGCTACCCCGTCACCGTTTACTGCCGTCGTGGACGGAAAGGACTCCTCTCCGAGCCCCGCGTTTTTGTCGGGACGTGCCATAGCGTGAAGGGTGGTGAAGCCGACCACGTCTACCTCTCCCCAGATATCCCCTTTCCGGCCGCCACGGGAAACCCAGATTCGGTCGTGCGGACCATGTACGTCGGCATGACCCGCGCGCGTGAATCTCTCTCTCTTCTCTCGCCCACGCCTCGGCATCAATGGTCCGTGACATGGTGACGCCTCGAGAAGCCGCCCTACTGCGCCAGATACTTGCCGCACTCCGACAGATCCCGGGCTCGTGGTGGTTCAAAACGCATGGCTCCGCATTCGGTCGCGCGGGCATCCCCGATATCCTTGGCTGCGTCCACGGGCGTCTCGTGGCCCTCGAGGTCAAGCGTCAAGGTCAGAAACCGACGCGGCTCCAGGAGTACGAGATAGCTCGCCTATCACGGGCCGGCGCGCTCGTGGCCGTCGTCCACTCCGTCGCCGAGGCCCTTCGGGTTTCTCGCTTCGCCGTCGACGAGCCGCGTGATACCTTAGAAAATGGATGGAAACCGAGACGAAGCCGCTAACGCGCGACCCGAAGACCGGGTTCTTCTTGCCCGGACATCCTGGGGGCCCGGGCCGCAAGGCGGATCCGTACATCCGTGCGATCCGCGACGCGATCGGGCCCGAGCGCGTCGTGGCGATCTTGCTGAAGTTTTTGCGGATGGCTCTCGAGGACGGAGACGTCCGCGCGGGCGAGGTCGTGCTTGATCGTGTCCTCGGTCGCGCGAGGCAGCCCATCGTGCTTGCCGGGAGCACCGACATGCTCGAGGCGGTGCGCGAGGCGTGCGAGCGGATCATCGCGCAGAGAGCGAAGCCTACCGTCGTGGTCGATGCGACCTCGACCGAGGGCCCTACGGGTACGGCGCCGGTCGCGGACCAGGGCGCAAGCTCCATGCGTCCGTAGGCCGCCGGCGCAGGCTCCCTGGCGCCCGTGTGCGCGCCCGGTCGGGGCGGCGTCCGCATGGGCCGCCCCCGCCTTGTTTTCGGGGGGGGCGGCGCGTGCTAGGATTGCACCAATGGCTGGTGAGCCCGCGGACGGCGACTGGGCTGCCTGGGTGCATGCGCATACTCAGGCGCGCCTCGAGGGGCCGCGTGCGATCGCCTCATGGTGCGACCCGTCCTTCCTTTCGCCGCCGCACATCACCTACGCGAGTGATCAAATCCGCGACGCCGTGCTAAGCGGGAACGGGCGCATCATGGTGCTCATGCCGCCGCGGCACGGCAAGTCCACGCTTTGCTCTATCTGGACGCCGCTCTGGCTCCTGTCTCTGCGACCATGGGCGCGCGTTATTTTGGCGAGCTACGCGGCGGAGATTGCGTCGCGTTTCGGTCGTCTCGCGCGTTCGCTTGTTCTCGAGCATCCCGACAAGCTCGGGATCAAGTTAGCCGAAGACAGCGCTGCCGCGCATCGCTGGAACACGACCGAAGGCGGAGGCATGTTGAGCGTGGGCATCGGCGGTCCGCTCACTGGGTTCGGCGCGAATCTTGTCATCATCGATGACCCGGTGCAGAACGACGAGGAGGCGCGGAGTAAGGTCTACCGCGAGCGCGCGTGGGAGTGGTACCAGGCCACGCTGTCGACGCGGCTCGAGCCGCGCGCCTCGATTTTGTTCGTGATGACGCGCTGGCACGAAGATGATCTCGCGGGCCGCATTCTTGCCCGTGAGAAAGATCGATGGCTGGTGATTCGATTCCCCGCGATCGCGGAGACTGCGGATGCGATTGGGCGTGCTCCTGGCGACGTACTGTGGCCGGAGCGTTACGGCCATGACGAGATTCAGCAGACGAAGGCTTATCTATCGGCCTACTGGTGGAGCGCGCTTTATCAGCAGCGTCCGACGCCGGACGGCGGCGGCATGTTCCGGCGCGAGCATTTTCGGTATTTCCATCGCATGAGCGATGGCGGTTACGTGATCAACGACGAGTGTGGGCGTCGCGTGTACTACGATACGGGGCTCGCGTGGTTCCAGGTCTGCGATACGGCGATGAAGGTGAAGACGACGAACGACTGGACGGTCGTATCGACGATCGCCACGACGCCGGAGCGCGAGATGCTACTGGTCGACGTGCAGCGTGTGCGGCTCGAGGTGCCGGATCAGTTGCCGTTTTTGCGAGCGCAGGCGCGCAAGTGGCGGCTCGTGCGGCGCCAGTACGTCGAGGATCGCGCGAGCGGGACTGGGCTCTTGCAGACGGCGGCGCGCGAGGGTGTTCCGCTTGTGCCGGTCGAGGCCGAGACTGACAAGGTCAACCGTGCGAGTTCGCTCTCGAACTGGTATCGAGCTGGGCGCGTGTATCACCTTGCCGGGGCCCCGTGGCTCGCGGACTACGAGGAAGAGCTGCTGCGGTTTCCGTTGGGCGAGCACGACGATCAGGTGGATACCGCGGCCTACGCGACGCGGCTCCTCGAGATGTCTGGAGAATGGCTTTATCCGGTGGTGGCGTTCGAGGAGCGGGATGCGAGGCATCCCGAAGATTACGAGGAACGGGGCTGGCGTGGGATCATGGATCGCTATGTAGGGGTATTGCGCCCCAGGCCCTAGGAGCTAGATTACCGTGATGGTGCGTGACCGTATCAAGGAATTTCGGCGTGTTCCTGCCCGGGATCTGCGTCCGAACCCACTGAATTGGAGGAAGCACCCGCAAACCCAGCGTGATGCGCTCCGTGGGATCCTTAGTGAGGTGGGTTACGCCGATGCCCTGATCGCCCGCCAGACCGAGGACGGCGCACTGGAACTCATCGACGGCCACCTCCGTGCGGAGACGACGCCCGACATGGAGGTCCCGGTTCTCGTACTCGACGTGACGAAGGAGGAGGCTGACAAGCTCCTGGCGAGTCTCGACCCTATAGCGACCATGGCCGAGAAGGACGAAGACGCCATTCGCGCCATCTTGGCCGGTGTCAAGACCGACAATGAGGCGCTAGCATCGCTCTTCGAAGGTCTTGTGGAGCCGGATCTGGACGAGGGGCTTACAGACCCAGATGCGGTTCCGGAACCGCCAGTTGCGGCGGTAACGAAGCCGGGGGATCTCTATCATCTTGGCGAACATCGTCTCTTGTGTGGGGATTCATCAAAGGCAGAGGATGTCGACCGACTTCTCGACGGCGCGCCTATCCACCTTGTGAATACCGACCCGCCCTACAACGTGAAGGTCGAGCCGAGGTCGAACAACGCACGAGCCCATGCGGTGCGCGAAAAGAAGGTACTCGGCAAGAACTCCAAATCTGATCTTGCGCGGCATAGGAAGCGGATCCCCACGGGGCCGATGCGCCCGCGTGACCGCGCGCTTGTGGGCGACTGGATTCCCGACGAGGAGTTCAACGCGCTTCTACGGAAATGGTTCGGGAACATCGCGCGCGTTCTCCTCCCTGGCCGCAGCTACTACATTTGGGCGGGGGACAGAAACGTTTTTAATTACCCCAGTGCGATCCTCGACTCGGGGCTCTACTTCAGCCAGATCATTATCTGGGTGAAGAACCACCCAGTGCTTACGCGACGCGATTTCATGGGGGGCCATGAGTACTGCTACTACGGGTGGAAGCCCGGGCAGGCCCACTACTTCAACCAGGCGATCCACAATGCCACGGATGTATGGTCAGTGAAGAACGTGAACCCGCCGAGCATGATCCACCTCACCGAGAAGCCAGTGGATCTGGCACTGCGCGCGATGGAGTACTCCTCCCGCAGGAGCGAGAACGTCCTCGATCTTTTCGGCGGCTCGGGCAGCACGCTCATCGCCGCGCAGCAGGCCGGCCGACGGGCGTTCATGATGGAGATCGACCCGCTGTACTGCGACGTGATCGTCGCGCGGTGGGAGACGTTCACTGGGCAAAAGGCAAAACGGATGACATGATCGAATGCCATGGGCGCGATGTTCTTTGTTCTCCTTTCTGCATGGGATCCTCTGACGTCTATCTTTTCGCGGCATTCCATCGCGCCCATGATTTTCCGCCGCCAACAAGCGGCGGCCCCATTGAAGCACTCAGACCCTTTTCCCTCGGCGGCTCTGCTTCTTCCTCCTTTCCGCCGCCAACAAGCGGCGGCCCCATTGAAGCGGAATGCCTGTGATCCAGAAGACGCGCTCCGTTCTGTTGTGGCTGTTCCTCGTCTTGATTGCGTTGCTCCTTGCGACGTTCACGCGCGTTTTGTGGATAGAAAAACGCCTGCGTATGTTGGAGCATTCGCTATATGGAAGATGAAGCGATGAACGCGACGAGGGTAACGCCGGATCTGATGACCAAGGTGGTCATTGGAGTGATCTCCGCTCTGATCCTCGGTTTGAGCGGTATGACCAACGTTCAGGTTTCGAATGCAGGTGAACGTATCGCGGCGATGGAGACGATGGTGCAGATGATGCGCCAGGAGCTGAGCAAGAACACAAACGACATCCAGGACATCCGCTCGCGGATGATGCGAGTGGAAACGAAAGTGGAGGCACTGAGGTGATCATGAAACTCGTGGCGGTACTTCTTCTCGGTCTTATGGGCGGCTGCGCGGCGCTCGGCACGGCCATGATCGCACCTGCAACGGAAGCTGCCGTCGCGGGCGTGAAGGCGCTCGGTGATCTGGCCGAGAGCAAGATCAACCAGGTGGCGCAGAATGCCGAGACCAAGGTGCGGGATGCGGTGCGCGATGCCGGGGAAAAGCTCGTCCTCCATGGTGAGGAGAAGGGCGGTTCGTGGGGGGAACTCCTCAAAACGCTAGGCATTCTTCTCGGTGGCGCGGCTGGAGCGCAGGTCATTTCGTCGCGGGCGTTGCGCGCGGGCGTTCAGCTTGAGCCCGCGGAGCTGCCCAATCCCCCGCCGAAGATTTAGATCATGGACGAGAAGAAGCTGTTCGTGATCACTCCTCCCCCGGCAACGTTGAGCTTGTCGGCGTTGGCGGGCACGCCGTGGACACTGAAGCAGCTGGTGGACAAGCTTCGGGCCCTGGGCATCAGGGTCGAGCTGACGCCTGAGCTCCAGGCGAAGTATGATCAGGAGGTGATGGGCAATGGCTAGCGGGGTCTACAACGTCGGCGCTCGGGAAATCCTGGGCCTCGCCTTCCGCGCCGCTTCGCTCGCGGGCAGTGGGTTCAAGCTGTATCTGTTCAACAACGGCGGGCCCAACGCCGTCGCAAACCAGGACCACAACACCTACAGCGACCTCATCACAAACGGTGCGGCGGAGGCCAGCGGCGGCGGGTATGCCGCCCTGTCGGTGAACCGAGACTCGACCGACTTCGACACTCTGACCGAAGACGACACGGGGAACTTCGGAAGAGTTCTGCTCAAGGACTTCTCTTGGACTGCGTCGGGTTCCTCGATCACGGGAATCTACTACGCGGTTCTGACGGACGCGAACGCCACGCAGAACTCGCGGCTGTTGTTCGTGTTCTGGGATCTCGCGGGACCGCACACGATCCCGGACGGATCGACGATCCTGCTCCGGGACTTGGAAATCCGAATCACGACGTAAGGAGGGCCAGTGCCCGTGGCGTACTACATCGTCTACGATCCGACGAGTGGACGCGACTACGCTTGGACCGCCACTCCGCCTACGAAACTGTCGGCGGGGCTGGCTGTCTTGGAGCTGGCCGACAAGCCAGCGGACGCGCGGATTTGGGATCGCAGCACGCGCACCCTGGTGACGGCCGTGGCTCCGGCTCCGCGAGACCGGATCGCGGAGTTCAAGGCGGACATTCAGACGATCTACTCCTCGCGGCTGACCGCCGCGCAGCGGGCTCAGGTAGACGCGGCCCTCCAGGCGCGGTTCGGGGATCTCAAGCAGGTGCCCTGATGTTCCGCCCTGGTCACTTGGCGCCTGGCATCATCGAGACGCTGGGCGCGGACACATCGAACTCGCGCGGCACTGCGGTCCCCGTCGGCAACGCGGCGTTCGGCTCGTGGACCTCTCTCGGCACGTGCAACCGCGGAGCGTCCGCGATCTACCTGACTGTCCACTGGTTTCCCGGGGATCACTACACGTTTGGCCGTATGCGGTTGCGCGGAGGGACCGGTCGGATCTTCCTGGACTCGGTTTTCTTTTGGGCCGAGCAGATAACTAGCCAACATCTTCCGCTGGCCTGGTGGCTTCCTCTCTGCATCAAGCCCGGCGAGGAGGTTTTTGCGAGTGCGTTGTCGGAGCGCGGCGCCGGGGGAAACGCGTATACGATGATTCACACCATCGCCCCGTTGCCCGGGTTCGGCTACCAGCGGGCCGAGGCCGTGGGCATCGCTGGAACTACGGGGGCCAATCAGGCCAAGCTTACGTTGCTTGCGGATCCTGGAGGCACTGCACACACGAAAGGCGCGTGGACGGAGGTCTCGTCCTCGCTGCCTTTCCACGCGAAGGCGTTCATGGTCATGACCCAGGCCGACGCTGGAATCTCGGCTCGGCGCGGACTCCTCGATGTCGGGATTGGCGATGATGGTTCGGGCGGCGCTGGATTGGTCCTCATCTCCAACTTGGAGTATGTCCACGAGGACCGAAACATGGGCGGACTCGAAGCGCGGTTGTTTCCGAGAGACTTGCCGAGCGGCACGCGAATCGTGATGCGGCATCAGTCCTCCAGCACGACGACCGGCATTCGCCGGTGTCGCGCGGGCCTTCTGATCTTCAGGTAGCGCCATGGCGATCACTGAAACCACCTTCAGCGGCACGGTCGGGACTTCGGTCTCGACGCTCTTCACGATTTCGACGGAGGGGGTCTACGACATCCTTCTTGGCCTCGAGAACTTGGCCGACGGTGACGTTTTCGAGTTCTGGATCGAGGATCCGGTGCTCAGCGGCGGCACGGCGGAGCGCATCTTCCCCAAGGTGCACTTCGCGGACGCACAATCCGAGAAGTCGCCGGTGCTGCCCGGCTGTCCGATCACCGTCAAACACGCGGTGACGGTGAAGGCGCAGAAGATCGCGGGCACGGATCGGACGATCCGGGCCAGCTTGCGGAGGGTGTCGAGTGGATCGTAGGCGGTCCCTGCTCGTTGCGGCTGGGGCCGCGGCTGGCGGTGGCGACGTCACCATCGACAATCCCATCGCGCAGGCGGGGTCGTCGGCGTCGGGGAGTTTGACGATCACCCTGAACGCGACCGGTTCCGCGGGCGCGCAGGCCAGCGCGGGGTCGTTCTCGCTCACCTTGGCCGGGCTGACTGCGACCGGGTCTAGTTCCGCCCGGCAGTTGTTCTCTTTGCTCCTCGGCCCTCTTCAAGCCTCTGCGGCGCTCAAGGCCCTGGTGGGGCAGGTTTCCACGGTCAAGCTGGTCGGTCCTCTCATCGCTTCTGCGTCTGCGACTGCGCGTCAAACGTTGGAGCTCTCGTTGACGTTGATCAGTTCGGCGGGGGGCTCGTCTCATCAAACGATCATTCTCTCGTTGTCGGCTATCAGCTCGGCCAGTATTTCCGCGTTGACGGCGGTGTTTGAAGCGTTCAAGGGGATTCCGATTCCTGCGATTCTCGTGCGTTCTTCCATGCGATCTTCTGTGCGTCTCGAGTTGTTTCCGGTGACTGTGCGGAACGTGGTTCCACCGACGAGGGCTATCTGATGGCCATGGTTCGTGTCGTCTTCGCTCGCACGCCGGATGGCGACGTGCAGCTTGTCACGGGTCGCGATGCCTACTTCGTCGTGGCGTTTCTTGACGAGAATGGGTCGCTACTGGACTTGACGTCAGACACGATCGCCTGCAACGTGATTTACTCGGACGGAACAAAGGACACGTGGCCTATCACGAAGCGCGCCGATCAGTCGGGCGCAGGGAAAGGGCTTGCGGATCTTCAGGCTCCTGCGGCGAAGAACACGACGACCCGCGCGGCGGGCTCGGTTCTGGGCGAGGTTGGATTGTGCGGCGTGGACATCCTGTGGAATAATAGCGTTGTGCGCGCCGGGAAGATTTTCCTGCGTGTGAACGAAACGGTGTGACATGACAGTCCCGATCCTCTATTCCCCGAATGTCAACAGCGACCTCTACAACTACGCGCTTCAGACCGCGTTTGACGTTCACTGGCGGCTCTACGATCCGGACTTCGCGTTGGCCCAGGACCCCGAGGCGGTCGAGAAGATCAAGCGCGACGCGACGATCATGCACGCGGTGCAGATGCGTCTTCGTATGGTCGCTGCGAAGAATTGGAGGATGGTACCGTGTTCCGATCGCGCCGAGGATCGCGCCGCGGCCGAGATCATCGAGGAGCTGTTCAAGGAGATTCGTTCTTTTCGAGCCGCACGGTACGCGCTCGCCTATGCCTTTCTGGTAGGGCGCACCTACGCGCAGATCTATGGAATTCGGCGTGCTCTTCCGCTCTACGACGGGTTCATGCGCACGTGGTGGGTGCCGACCGGACTCAAGGACATTGACCGGCGTCGGGTAAGGCGTGCGCCGCGCCGGGATCCGAAGACGGGTGAACTGCGCACGGTGGATGAGTACTACAGCGTGATGGCGCGCAACTGGGTCGAGGCTGATCTTTCCTCTGTTGTATCGGTCGTATTCGACAACGAGGAAGGGCGTCTCGGCTATGGACGCGGGCTTGTGGAGTGCATCTATTTTTACTACTACTGCATGTCCACGTTGCTCAAGGAAGGGTTGCAGGGCGCGGAGCGGTGGTCCCAGGGATTTCTCATCGGTAAGATCGACTCCTCGGCACCTGGCACGACGACGCAGACGGCACAGCAGATGCGCGACGCTTTCATCGCCGCGTTCGAGAAGACGAAGGCGCGGCACATCGCGGTGATCGATAAGAACGACGATGCGCAGCTGCTCTCGCCGAGTGACGTGGGGAATCGGATCGTGATGGACTTGCGGAATGCGCTGAAGGAAGAGATCACGCAGGTGATTCTCGGGTCTGTTCTTCCGACAGGCGGCGGCGGCGAGAGAGGATCGCTTGCGCGCGCGGAGGTCGAGCAGGACAGCATGGCGAGCATTGTGGACTTCGATCGCGGTGTGCTGGACGAGGCGATCACGCGCGATCTGGTGGGGCTTGTGTGGCGGATGAACCAGCCCGTCTTTCGACAGATGGGGCTCGGTTCGGCGCGATCCCCGCGCTTCGAGACGATCTCGCAGATGGTGCATGATCCGCAGGTACAGGCGAGCGTCATCGAAATGTTGACCCGAGTGGGCGTTCCGCTGCGACGCGATGAGGTGTACGAGCGCACCGGGTTCACGCCTCCGAGCCCGCAGGACGATGTGTTCGAGCCGTCGACCGGCGCCACCGCGAGCCCGGGCGAAACGCCCCCCGAGGACATGGTATCCGGCTGGCTCGAGAACGGTTCTGAGGCGTTTTCTTTCGCCGCTGCGCCGCCGCGGCGGGATCCACGGACGATCAAGAGACTCCCGAGCGGTGAGTTTGCGCCGAAAGGGCAGGGCGAGGTACGCGAACGGAAGGAAGCCGGTCCTTCCTCAGATGGTCCCGTATCCTCGGACGATTCTTCTTCTTCGGAGGGTACAGGGCAGACCACTGCAGTTGTAGGTGCAAGTCGACCGCCGAGACAGGGTGCGCCGGGGTCTCAGCTACCGGAAGCGCAACGCGCGGCCTTGGCGCGGTTCGGCGTGACGAAGTGGCCTCCGCTCGACGCGAAGAATCTCGTCGTGCACGATCTCGAGGCGCCCGATGTAGATCGGCGTGCGGTGATGACTTGGACGGATCGCAGTGGGAAGCTGCAGCATGCCTACACGGCGGCATTCCATCGAGAGAATGCGGTGCGGAAGTGGTTGCGCGTGCAGAGATGGGCCCCGCAGGTCGAGGAGTTCTTGGACGGTTTTCGCACTGATCTCGCGACTCATCCCGCGGGTTCCCCGCGTCACATGGCGGCTACGATTGCCGCAGTGATCGCGCACACGGGCTTGCGTCCTGGAAAAACTGGAGAAAGTGAAGCGCGCGGGCATTACGGCGTGACGACGCTTCGCGCGAAACACGTTTCTATTGCCGACGGTGTGGCGTCCTTCGACTTCGTGGGCAAGTCTGGGAAGCGGAACGTTGCGTCGGTAGACGACCCCGCCGTGGTCGCCGCGCTGGCATCGTACAAGGCCCTCGCTCCGTCTGACGACGCGCCTCTGTTCCCGGGTGCGACGCCGGAATCGGCGCGCTCGACGCTTCCTGTGGGCATGAAGCTCAAGGACTTCCGAACGATTCTCGCAACGAAGGCTGCGGAGAACATCGCGCGCGCGTGGATCGGTCCGCCGCCGCCGCTGCACCCCGATCCGAACAAAGCGAAGCGGCAAGTGTTGAAGGCCGTTCGTGAGATGAGCGCGAAAGTCGCGAAACGGCTCAACAACACTCCGGCGGTAGCGCGTGCCAGCTATATCCACCCGCGCATTTTCGAGGAGTGGGCCCGTCGTATCGGTGTGCCCGAGGAGGTAGTACGTGTCGCGTGATCAAGTGACGGATGATGAGGATCTGGACGACGAGGGCGGTATCGACGTCGAGTGGTACCCGTTGCCTTCGTGGCTCCTTGAAGTTGCGGATTCGGAACCCGAAACGGAATCGGAACCGAATTCGGAATCGGAATCGGAATCGGAACCGGAGACGGACACGAAGTGACTCGAGTGCGGTCGCCGCTCGATGAGGTGGCGGAACTCTTCGCACGGAATGCATCTTCGTTTGAAGATGCTGTACTGGAGTTGACCCGCCAAGCCGCGCGGCGCCATTTCGAGGACTGGCCTGGGGCCGAAGAAGAGCGGCGTGCTCAGAATCGCATAGCGACGGTCGGGTGGCAGACGATGGCGCTCTCCGATCTACTGGGGCGGCGGCGTCTTGTACTCGAGGCTGCCGCTGCGCGGAAGGGCGTTCCGGATTCCTTGATTGGAATCGTTGTGTTCGCGGAAACTCCGGTCGTGCCCCACGTTCCCTTCGAGGAAGCGGTGCGTGATCTAGTTTCTCGAACTCCGGCATTGGCGCGGAGTGCGGCGCAGGTAGAGCGTGTCTACCGCGCGCACGGGTTCGCCATGGCCCGTTCGGCGAGTCTCCAGGTGACGAAGCACGTCCAGGGGATTTTGGCCGAGCTCATGCGCGAGGGCGTCACGCTGGCGAAAGCCGAAGACCTTGTGGCCCGGGCGGGAAACTTCGCACGCGCCTACGCGGAAACGGTGTATCGAACGAACATGAACACGGCGTATAGCGCCGGGCGGTTCATGCAGGCGAGGGACCCTGACGTCGCGGCCGTGATCGGCGGCTTGGAGCGAGTGTCCGTGCTCGATTCGGATGTGCGTCCGAACCACGCCGCCGGGCACGGACTCGTAGCTTCGGTGAACGACCCGGTATGGGGCGTCGCTGCGCCGCCGAGCGGATACAACTGCCGGTGTAGCGCGATCTTCACGTCTAAGGGCGAGCTCCGCCGCCGCGGGCTCCTGGATGTGAAGACGGGACGCGTGCGGCGTTACGAGCCACCTGGATTTCGGCGGTTTCATCCGGACCCTGGATTTCGGGCCTCGCGACCAGATACGGCGATCTACGGAGGGCAGGGATTGTGACGGACGGATTGCAGCCGAACGGAGCGCAGCCCGATGAAGTGGAGCTGCGCCCTAGCGATGTACACGAGCTGATGCTCGTTCAGCAGGAATTGCTCGTGGCTTCGCGGGAATATCAGCGCGCGCAACGCGCCTGCGCGGCGCGCATGGCCGAGGTCTTGCGGCGCCGCGGATGCGCGGATCCATCGGGCGACTGGGGGCTTTTCCCGGTCGAGGCGACTGGCGGGATGGTACTTCGGAGACTCATGGATGGTCGGAAGTCCTGATGAGCGGAAGGTTCTCGAGTACGATCGAGCGCTGGCGGCTGCGGGCCATCCGGCGCTCATGGATCAGCGGCGGGTAGCTCAGTTGTTCGGATGTACGGAGCGGACGATCCGTCAGTATGAGGCGGCCGGGAAGCTGCGTGCTGTGCGGGATGTGGGAGTGCGAGTCATCTATCCCAGGCTCGAGGTAGCACGGTTTCTCGTGGAGCGGATGCGCGGTTGACAGGAAAAGATAGGAAGCATGGGGAAGCATGGGGAAGTACGGGGAATGCTTTGCCAACATCTATTGCGCAGCGGTTTTTAGCGTGAGAAAAAAGCGCCGTGGTGTACGAGGCGACTCGTAACGACAACGGCACGTGGACCATCCATGACGTGCCGATTTTCGGCGCCATCCCCAAGGGCGAGCGCGGAAATCAGGTCGAGATCGGCGTCGAGTGGATGCAGCAAGCGATCGCCACGGCCGCGATGCGAGAGAAGGACGGCTATCTGCCTCCGCTCCACGTCAATCATCACGGGTTCCTGGATCAGACGCGCCTCGCTGGGCATTTTCGTCTCACCCGTGTGGGTGTTATCCGTTACGAAGGGAAGCCACTCGATGTTCTTTTCGCGGACCTGATCGTCATCGATGAGGTCTTCCGCGAGATCGCGGACGACAAGTTGCCTTATCGTAGCGCCGAGATTCACGACTGGTCGAAGCCGGAGATCAACTCGCTCGCGCTGCTCGACGATGAGGTGCCGTTCTTCCGGTTCCCGATGCTCCGGGTCCGTGAGGAAGATGCCGCCGCCGCGAAGATGGAGCGATTGGACGGTGCTGGAGCGCGTCGCGGTCTTCTCGTCGCGGGTACTGGAGGCGCGGCGCTGTTCTGCTTCCGGGATTCCGGGAAACGCCGCATCAGATCGAAGTTCGTGGATTCTGTTCCCACTGGCACGCCGGACCAAAAGCTCGATCGCATCCTCGCGCTCTTGGAGCGCATCAGCAGCAAGATCGAGGCGAGCAAGCCCGACGAGGAAACGCCAGAGTCCACAGAAGAGAAAGTCGAGTCACCCGTTCCGGCCGAACCTGGGGTGAAAGAGATGACGAACAAGAGCGAAAATCAGCCGGTGTTCAGCGAAGACGCATCCGAGATCGCGCGTCTGACGGCTCGTCTCGATGCCGTCGAGAGCAAGCAGGCGGAACGAGATCGGCAGGATGCCATCGCGAAGCTCGCGGCCAGCGCGCGCGCGAAGCTGATCGCCGACGGCTGGCACGTCGACGAGAAAATGGAGGAACGTCTCCACACCTTCGCTGCGCAGGGCGAGCCGGTCCTCTCCGCCTACATCGAAGAGGTCCGTGCTCGCGTGCCCAAGGAACCGCCGCGGGAAGGATATCTGCTGGACTCGCTTCCGGCCGATCCTCCCGAGGTGGCGAAATACGCGGCCTTGGGGCCGCGGGAAGCGGAGCTGGCCCGCAAGTTCGCCGCGGACTACGACCGCGGCGCGAAGAAGGGCTGGTTCGCAAAGTCCATGACGCGCGAGCGCTACATCGAGATTCAGATGGCGGTGGCTGCGCGCTCCGCCGAGAAGGAGGCGGTCTGACATGGCGATTTCTGCCAATACGCTTCGCCCCGGGTTCGACAATCAGGGGCGTGAGTCCTTCGTGGTCGCCTCTGGCATCACGATTTTCGCGGGGTCCTATGTGGCGCTCGCCGGACCCGGCCACGCCTCGGCCGGGTATCTGGTCAAGTACCTGCCCGATACCGCCAACTTGATCCCACTGGGCTTTTCGCTACAAAATGTCGTCGGCGATGGCGTGAAGACCTGCTCCGTCAACATGGCCGGTGGAGTCCTCAAGGGCATCACGGTTGGCGGCGTGACTGGCGACATCACGGATGTCGGTAAAGTGGTCTACCTCAGCGATGATGGGACCTTCACCGTGACCGCCCCCACAACCGGCCAGCGACGTGCCCGCCTCGGATTCATCGTGCGGTTCGTCACCTCGACGACGTTTGACGTCATGTGTTTCTCCGCCGCTCAGCTCGGCGTGCTCTACGCGGCTACCGGCGGTGCGATCCCGGCGGCATAGGAGTAAATCATGCCCACCCCTCTTGTCGAGAGCGCAAGCACCCTGACGGCAGGAATCCGCGCGAATTTCGCGGAAACCTACAAGGCCGCCTACGAGGGAATCGAGCGCAAGCTCGCTCCGATGGTCGACTTCGTTCCGTCCGACAAGCTGACGGAAATCTACGCCTACTACGAGTCGGCTCCGCATCCGCGGCGCTGGCCTCGTGGCGAGCCCGCAACACACGAAGCGTTCGCCAGCAAGCAGTTCAGCATCACGAACAAGGACTGGGTCGGCGGCGTGGGCTGGAACCGGAACGATCTCGACGACGATCTCACGCGCTCGCTCATGGCCCGAGCTCGCGATACCGGTCTCCACTTCGCTCTGCTCCACGAGCGTGTCATCTTCCAGCAACTGCTCGGCACGACCGACGCCACCCTACTCGACGTATTGCCGAACGCGCCCGATGGTACGGCGCTCTTTTCCGGTTCGGCTCGCTTCGGCGCACCGTCCGGAAATATCGTCTCGGGAAGCGGAGTCGCGACGAGCGCGGCTGTGACCGCCGATCTGTTCTCTGCGGTCGCGCGCGTGATGTCCTTCCAGGACACGAAGGGGCAGCCGCTCTGGAATCCCACCATCGCGGATCAGACTGTGCATGTCATCTTCGGCGCTGCAAATCTCGCCGTCTTCACGGGAGCGTTCGCGGGCGAGCGCACGCTTCAGAAGATCACGGGCACGAGTACGTCGGACACGTCGGTCGCGGCGGCGATCAGCAACCTGATCCTCGCGCGTGGGTTCTCGTTCAATCTGGTGGCAACCCCGCGAATCACGGACAACGACTGGTTCGTGTATTTGGAGGGCGGCAACGTGAAGCCGTTCATCATCCAGACGCGGCAGGGCCTTCGCGAGTACGTCGCGACGATGGAGAACAACCCGCAGAGCGCGCAGACCAAGGAGGAATTCGTTCAGTGGGACGCGCGCTTCGGCTACGGCCTCAATTTGCCCTATACCCTGATCAAGATCGACAACTAACGAGGTAAATCATGTCTACTTCCGCCGCCGAGGCTACCAAGAGCGGTCCTCGGCTCAACGCGAAGTCCATGCGAATCGAGCCGTTGCGGCCCACACCCGGGCCGATGAAGCCGAGGGCTCCGTACTGGTGTGGTACGCTTCCCGACTGTCCTCTGACGTCGCCGTCGTGTAACGGTGTCTCCTTTGAGACCGTTCGATACAAGACGGACGCCTCGGGAGTCACCACATCGGAACGCGGTGTTGTCCACTGGCTTGACGAGGACACCGTGCGCGCCACGCTGGAGCGTCTGGCCGCCAAGGTCGTGCGCATCGTTCGCGACGAGAAAACAGGTGCCGTCGGCTCCTGCTGGAATCTGGACGTCCGCAATCACGGATACGTTCGCGAGGATCGTGATGTGCCGCTTGGCTGCTATCTCTACATGGTGCAACTCGATCCGCAGGCGCTACACGTGCGACCGGAGAACCCCGAACCGATTGTTGCCAGGGAGGGCTACCGCGTCTGAGCGGTAGTGTGCGCGCGTGGCTGCTCCGACGGAAGCCGAATGCCAGGATCAGATCCGTCGTATCATCGAGATTCTTGAGGATACGGACAACTTCGCCAATGCGAACGCGGCGAACTTTCTCGCTGATTACGACGCACTTGTTCCGCTTCTGAAATCGGACTATGCAGCGGACATTCTGACCCCGCTGGATGAGTACCGCTCGAGGATCGCCGGGCTCTTGCGATCCGGTGCGGCGCTGCTGCAAGGCGGACTCCGAACGTATGCGAAGCAACTCGGAGTCCCGGAGCGTGATGCGGGCAGCATTCTGACGCGTATCTATGATCGGTTTCATGCCGCGAATCTGCGCGTGAAATCGCGCGGGTTTTCATTCGGGACGCCGTCCGCCGGTGGCGGGAACAGCGGCAATGGGGTGCTCTATCGCCTCAACGTCGACGAGAACAATTACGCTATCGAGTCGCAGACGGCGGATGCGAAGACGGTGAAGTGTATCCAGGACCGGCACAGCGGCGCGCCGGTGCATCGTGAGATCTTCGAGATTCGCGGCGCGCAGCGGTCGCGCGATGCCTTGAAACTGGAGGGTTCTGGTCTCGTCGGATTTCTTCGTGCGTTGTCGGCCAGGGATTCCGAAGCGTTCCTCACGAATCCATCGTTCGACAGCTTCGGTGGCACGACGACGGCGCCGACATCGATTCCGGGATGGACGCCCACAACGTCGATCTCGAACTTCGCCCTGGACACGACGAACTACTATCGTGCGGATCAAGGGGTCACGGCTCCGGCGGCTCTCAAGATCACCGCCAACGATGGATTGACGCAGCTCTTCAGCACGCAGAATGCGGTGTTCGATTTTCTCACGCCGTACTACTGCCAGGTGGCGTGGAATCGGCAGGTGGGCGCGGGTGATGGCACGCTCACACTGACGCTCGGCAACGTTACGGCAAGCGTGGCGCTGGTGGCACAAACTGGGTGGAACGTTCTGAAGATCCCGCTCGGTCCCGGCAACTGGTTCAAGAACTTCAACAAGCAGTCCATGGCCCTGAAAATCGAGCTTGCATCGAGGACCACGGGATACGTTCTCGTGGACGAAGTTGTGCTCGCTCCGATGCAATCGTTTGACGGGGGCTGGTATGCGCTCGTGGGCGGGTCGACGCCGTTTCTTCGAGATGACGTTTTTACGTTCTCCGACACGGAGACCGGTGCGATCATTCAAAAGTGGCTGTGGCGAACGTATCAACGCTACTTGCCTTCAGCCACGGGGGGCGCGGTCACGTGGACTGACCCGACGTAGCGGACATGACGCTCGCAGATGAGGTCCAGGCCCGCTACTCCTCGGAATTCCTGATCGCACTCACGAATAAGGATTCGCGCACGGCCACTGCGATCGACACGACGGTACTCGGCTATGCTTGTATCGATGTGCAGAATGATTTCCAGATCCACGCGCAGCTCGTGTATGACGGCACGGATGGAAGACACGTTGCCGTCGCCGTCGAGGGTGTCGTCGCACGCCTCGAGGAGCGTCTAGGCGCGGCATCCGAGGGAACGCGCCAGAAAATCGAACGTTACTACAAGAACCTCATCGCGCTGGGAAAGGTGACCTCGCGGGCGCGCATCACGCCTGCGACGTCGTCTCTGCTGACGCCGAGCGAGGAGGTCCCGACAGGGACGACGCGACCGCCCAATTTCGACGAGCGGCATTTCGACCGAATCCTACCGTTGCCGCCGCGTGGCGGTCAGCCTCCGGTCGTGCGGGAGGACGGCTAGTGCGCGTGATCATCGTTCGCGATGATCCCTCGTTGATCCGACTCCAGGGACGCGTCGCGCATCCCGAAAAGTTGCTGCGGCGTTTTGGCGCCCTCGGTGTCGCTGCGTCCTCTCGCGCGTTCCGGGATCAGCGGCTCGGAGATAAGGTTTGGCCGGAGCGATATCCGAAACAAGGCCCCCCGAAGGTCAACGTTGCGGGGGTGGTGTCCGACTTGGCGCGCGGCGCGGAAGTGAAACAGCGGCGATTCGATGCGCGTCCTGCGGTCTTCGATACGGGCGCACTCTTGCGATCGCTGTCCTTTCGGACCAACGGGAAGGATACGACGGAAATCGGTAGTGTACTTCCGTATGCCTCGATACAGAACTTCGGTGGCCTTTCGAGGCAGGCGATCACGCCGACCGTGAGGACCGGCCTTGCGAAGTTCCTTCGGTCACAGCGCGGCAAAGGATACCGCGAACGGCTCGGTTGGCTGTTCTCGACAAACATCCTCGAGACGAAGGTTCATCCTCGACCCTTCCTCGGATTCACGGACGAACTCGCCAAGGACCTGGTGGAGGCAACGGAGGCCTACGTCGCGGGAGGCTAGTACGTGGCGACGCCCTCCGCATCCGGCATCCTCAAGATCCCCGGGCGGATTTGTGTCAACCCGACGAATCTCGCGGGGACCTATCCGTTCGGCGGGACCGCGCTCGGGACTGTGCGCGACGTGGAGTTCATTCCGAACGTCAAGACACGCCCGGTGGTAGCGGAAGAGTGGGGCGGCGTACCCTGCGAGGTGGTCTACGCAGGTGAGGCGGCCGTTCTTTCTATCGTTTTCCGCACGTGGGACGTCGATGCCATCGCGGCGCTCTTCCTCGATACGTTTTCCGGCGCGACCACGGCGCGCCGCGTGGCGCGTGGTCGCGCGACCACGGATGGTGTTCGCGCGGGCGCGCTGCTTTCCTCGAAGGCTGCCGTCGTCTACTATGCTCCCGAGGCCGATCAGCATCCCGGCGTGCTACTCTATCGCGCGGCTCCGATGCTCGAACCGTCGCAACGCGTGTCGTTCGCACTGACGAAGGAAACCGGAATTGTCGCCGTGTGGGCCGCGTTACCGGACGCCTCGGGGCGCACGTTCGCCATGGGGTTGCGAAAGGACCTCAATCTATGAGAGTGGACCTCGCGCCATGAGAGTGGATCGCTTTCTCGCCGATCTTGGTGTCGCGGAGACGGATACCGACGTCTCGGCGCGCCTCGAGGCCGAGGCGACGGCATTTCTTCGCGCGGGCGGAGTTCTCGCGTGGAGCGACTGGATCGCCATGGCGCCGGAGACGCGGGCAGCGTTTGCCGAGGCCGGGAGGCGCATTCGCATGGAGACGGCGATCATGGAGGGGATGATCCATGCGCATCCCGAGCGTGCCGCGGAAATCGCGGCGGCGTTCCATGGTGGCGGGGATGGAACTGAGTCCGCCGCACGGCTCGCGGCAACCACGGCCGCGCGGCTCGCCGTGGCGGCGCTCGAGGGTGGGCGGCCATGACTGACTGGCAGCTCCTCCTCCGTCTCCAGGGGATCTTGCGCTCGCGACGGTGGCTCGATACTGGGCAGATCGTCTTCGCCAGGCAATCCGTGATCGTGACCACGGGCTTCGACCCCGACCTTCTGGCACGGCTGAAGTTCCCGGTCGCGATTCTGTCGCCGGAGGAAGCCGAAGTCGATCCGGATGCCGGTGGGCAGGACTCGTCCTTGTTCAGGCAGGCCGTGGGGATTGTGATCGGCGTATCGAACCCGTCCGACCCCTTCGGCGAAACTCCGATCGTGGGATCGAATCGTCAAGCTGCGTCCCAGAGCGACGGCCGCGGACTCCTCGAGGTGCAGGAGGAGTTGTTCGCGGCCATCCGGCAGTTGTCGCAGCTCGCGCAGATAAACATCGTCTACCGTGCGGCGGGGGCGGCGCGCGCGGAGCGGCACGCGGAGCACGGCTACATCGCGACGCGTGCCTACCGTTTCGAGGCCTTCTGTACAACGTTCCGCACATATCACGAGCCCAATCTCTTTTCCGCGACGGTCTCGGGTTCGAATGTGAATCTCTCGTGGTCCGCGCCGGACGATTCGACGTATCTCGTTTCTTACGTGCTCCGGCGCGCCTCTGGCGCCATCCCTCCATCGTTGCCGACGGATGGTACGTCGATCCCCATCGTGCCGCCGCTTGCCACGTCGAAAGTCGATACGCCTGGGGCAGGAATGTGGTCCTACTCTCTGTTCGCGGGGTACGATGAACTTGGCGGCGCGTCCCCGGTCTCGCATTCCATCCCGAGGACGCTGCGGGTCACGGTATGACGACGCAACTTCAAGACGCGAAGATCAAGGTCATCCTCGACTTTGAACGAGCTCGCGTCTCGCCCGACGTCGATGCAGAACGGAAACGCAAGGAGCGGGACGAGCGGGAGCGCGAGGAGGACCGCGAGCGACGCCGCAAGGACGAGGAGCGCGGCAAGCGTCCGTCTCTACCTGCGATCGGGGCAGGGGCGGCGCTGTCGTTCGTCGCCCGCACGGCCGCGCAGATGACCGCACTTTTCACGCTGGAGAAGTTCATCGAGATCGGCGGTGCGACGGCCGCGGCCGGGATTCGCGAGGGAGAGGGTATTTCCGGAGACATCTTTCCCCCGTTCTTGCGCGGCCCAGTAGCGGATGCGATCGAGAAGGTCTCGAACGCGCTCCCATGGATCAAGTCGAAGGTCCTTCCCTTCATTGAAACCTACGCCCAAGCTAGGGACTTCGCCATCGCGCAGCAAGCGGTCGGCACGCCGATTCCCGGCGCGCTTCCGAAGTTCGCGGAGGACATGGCCAAGGTCAACCGCGCCCACGCGGAGATGGAATTCCAGAAGGAAATGCGCAAGCGGGAGTTCACGGGCCGAGCGATCATCGACGTTGCCTATGCCGCGCTGGGAATGCAGCACGGGTAACCCATGGCTGGACCCACGCGCGAACTTCAGATCACCTACGGGACCTTCACGATCGGCCCCCCGGGGCGCTATCTACTCGATGGGGCCGTGCGCATCGAGAAGTCGCGCGATCGCGCGCGCGTCTCTTTCGCATTCGTCATCGCCGAGGCGAACGAAGCGGCGTTCGCTTATGCCGTCGCGGAAGCGGAAGACGCATTTCGCCGACCCTATCAAGACCTTGTGGTGCGTCAGGGGGCCCAGGTCATCCTATCCGCGCGCCCATCCTCGAACGAAGGATTCGATACGTTGCCCACGATCCGCAAGTCCGAGGACCCGGCGAACACGGGGCGGTCGCGACGTTACGAGGTGGAAATCGAGGCCGGACTTCCCGCGGATAACGTGACCCCGTCCGGCCTCCGCGACTCGTCGGTAACCGTCGCCTATTCTCCGTCACGGCGCCGCACCGTGACGATTCGCGGCACGTACACCGCTGTCGGCTCTTCCGCGGCGCGCGCGACCTACGACGCCGGGATCGCCGCCTTCTGTTCCTCGGTTCTCGAGGCGCTTTCCGTCTCGTTCTCCGAACTCGCCGAAGAACCGATAACACGCCATGACCGCAACAACAAGACACTGGAGTTCGAGCGGGTCTATGAGGAGTTGATCTTCCCCCAAGCTGGAGCGAGCACCTATGACGACCCCGACATCGTGCGTCAGGTCTTGCGACTTCGTGCGCGCGACGTGAACCCTGGCGATTCGCGAGATGTTCCGCAGGAGACGAGCGATCCGCTCGAAGGTACGCCCGAAGAATCCAGGCGCCCATCGGTCCGACGCCTTCGCGGGATCGAGCTGAACTACGAGGCATGGATCAACAAGAGCGTGACGACGAACCTCACCGGCAAGCTCGACGCGATCCGCCCGTGGCTCCTCGATCAGATACGTACAAAGTTTGCCGGAACCGCGTTCGCGCTCGTCGAGGAAGAGAAGGGAATCGATCCGGACGATAACCGCATCACGGCGCGCATGGTGGCGTGGGCTCCCTCCGCAGGCCAGAAGGTCTTCGAGCGTAGGGTCACGACGGAAGATCACGACGTCCGCGGGAAGGTGATCGTCCCCGTCTGGAATGGCGACGAGTTCGGCGCCTACGTCTACCAGGGCCCGCGTATCCGCCGTCGCACGTTGACGATCATCGTGAAGTCGTTGTCCTCTCTTCCGGTCCTCGATGATGAACCCGAAATTCGGGATTCGAGTAGCGCCGGCGCGATTGGCGGCGGAGGTGGATGGATCACGATCGAGAAGCGAGACTCGACGACTCCTATCACGATCGGCGTGGATGGAAATCAGCTCGAGGCGGTAGAGGGGACAACGGTTCTCGTGCGCCAGCGCGTCCACGAAGTCAGTGGTGGTTCGTCCTCCAGCGGCGCGCCCGCGCTCGGCGGGGATGGTGCTGGCGGCAACGTAGGGTTCGTCGGGCCTGCGTCTGCGGTGGGTAGATGATCCTCTGGCGTGCGCTCTGGTTCATCGTGAAGGTCGCGATCCTTTTGGGCCTCCTCTATCTCGCGGCTTGCGCGTGGGTGCTTCTGGGGATGCCGTGAACGCGGTTCGGGTTGAGCTGGACGGGAAAAAGGCGCTCGGGTCCGCGACGCTCTCGTGGTCTTTCACCGAAGGTGTGCGTCCGCATTTCGCCGAGGTCGATCTTCTTCCGTCGGATGCGGACGCTCTCGTCTCGGGTGCTTTGCGGCCGATCACGCTTCGCATTTCGACGGGTGGCAGCGCTGTTGAAATCCGAAACCTCTACGTTATCTCGCGCGTTCCGTCGGACACGCCGCAGATCGCGCGCGTGCAGATCGCGGATCGTCGCTGGTTCTGGGGGAAGGTTCATGTTTTGCGACGATTCAACATGCGCCGCAACGTCGGCTACAAGCGGCTGGCGCCGGGAAGCCTCGATGTACTCTCTCCCGTGAAGGCGGACGTGTGGTACGCGCCGTTCTCTTTGCCGGGCGAGAGCTCGAGTTCGGAACCGTGGAGCGGGTCGAAAATTCTCGATTCGGTGTTGCGCTTCGTCCTGAAGCGAGAATCCGAGTCCGGTGGCGCGTCGGCCGGATTCATCATCGAGAATACGATCTCTAGCGGGCTCGCGAACTACCCGATCGAAAACCTAGAACTGGACGATCCCGGGGACGCAGCGATCGAGCGCGTGCTGTCGTACCTTCCGCAGGCGGGTGTGTGCGTGGACGCGGACGGCACCGTGCGCGTGTTCGACCGCACTTCGGAACGTGACCGGAAGATCGTGGAGGATCTGGGCCCAGAGAAGGTCGGACGTGGGCACGTCGAAATCATCGATCTAGCTCGCGTGCGCCCTTCGGAGGTTCGCGTTCACTTCACGCGTGAGTGTGAGGTGCGATTCGATTTCGACGAACCGTCCGCGACTGGCGGGACCGTGGCGCGTGGATCCGAGGATCTATTCGTCGAGAACGTTCTACCTGTGCCGGACTTTACGTTGAAACTCACATCGGGCGAATCCGTGTCCCAGGGGACGTGGATTACCATCGGGCAGGCGCTTTCCGCATGGGGAGCACCGCCGGGACTTGGGCGGCTTGACTACGACATCCTACGTAAGGCATTTGTCCCGTACCTTGACCTCTGGGCACCCCTGCGTCTCGCTGGCCAACGCGATCCCGATGCGGATTGGGGCTCGCGTCTCGAGGCGTTACAGCACCACTGGCGCAAGACCTACCGCATCAACCGGAGGTTCATGGATCGGATTCTCCAGTTGCACGCCTACCGCGTCGCGGTCATCGATCAGGAGACCGGGACACGTGCGCCCGCGATGGCCTACGGCGATTACTGCACGCTTGGCTCGCAACGATCCATGCTTGCAGAGGCATTCGGTGGGAAGGCGGACTTGACATACTGCCAGAATTACGACGCCTATCCATTCGGCGGCGCGCTGGGTGGCACAGAAAAGCCAGCGCCCGCGACCGTGACGATTCTCGATCATGACCAGGGGATCGTGCACCTCGATTATCTGATGGACCGCGCGCGGCTGTTCGAAATGGTCATGCCTGGCCAGCTTGACGAAACAACGGCTCCGAATGGGAGTCTCAAAGGTCGCAACAACCCGATCACGTTCAATGCCATTGGGCGATCGCATCAGGTCCCACGGTTCAAGTCGGGCTACAAGCTGATCTTACTTCTGTCCGCGATCCCAGGGGCGCCGAACGATGAACGGCAGCTCCAAACGCTCGTACGCAGACCACAGGACGTCGTCTCGTTTTTCCCGTCCGGCGCGCGTACCGCGCTCCTCGCTTCGCGCGGCCCGGTCGTGGATGTGCGAATCGGTGCCGCCGTCGAGACGGCACGCGTCGCGTGGGCTGATTCCAAGGGGAAGGAGATCAAGAAAGCCTTCGGCATCGAGTCTGGAAAGCCTGATCTAAAATCCCTGACGATCAATCTCGGCAATCAGGAGGGTATCGGCATCCGCGGCGCCTCTCTCGATGCCATCGCAGACGCGGCCGCGGCTCGCGTCTATGCCGGTGCGCTCGATCGCCCGATGGGCCAGAAAGCTGTGACCCTGAATACGGCCGCGCAGCTCGCCGGATGGCTCTCGGAGGTGCGATGGATCGTCGCAACGACCGGCGAGGTGTCCACAGAGGTACGAACCGCGCCGAGCGTGGTTCCGCTCAACCTGTTCGCACTTCTACCGGCAAACGTGCGGCGCGTCGTGCTCAAGACCGCGCAGTCCGGAAGGTAGAATAACGCCATGTTTCTCGCCGACTCCCGTTCACCGCGTGCGGCTGGAGTCCTCCCGCTCCAAGACCACGGGTACATCAGCATGGGCGTGGATGTCTCGGATCGCGCTTGCTTACTTGCGTGTCGCATTGTAGGACGCGACACGCGCGGAGAAGGCCTGGGACACTGGCGCTACGAGGACGACGACGACGCAAGACCCGGCGATATTGTCGGCGCGTTCGCCTGGCCCCCCGAGGATCGTCCCATGCCAGGCTGGTCGTGGATTTTCCCCGTGCGCGTGGTCCCGGCAAAGCGACCCACGACGACACCTTCCGAGCAGACGACACCGCCGGAGACAAAGCCTCCTCCGGCGGCAGCGATCACGGCCGCGGGAAGCGGACCCAACTACAAGGATGACATCCCGCTACAGCCGCCAGGGACGTTCGCGCCCATGGCGATCGACTCCACGGCTGTTGTACGCCCGAACAACGCCGATGCTCGTGCAGCTCCTATTTCTCCCCCTGGGGCGGCGATCGAGGGGGATGGAGTCGGCGGCGATGTGGCAGGACCTTCGACGGGGAAGGGTGCGATCAAACACACGGGCGGCCCGGCTCGAAGAGCATTTCCACCGGTCGTGCGGCCACTCGCGGGCCGCGCGCTGGAAGATGCTACGGAATACCGCACGACAGTACCGGATGTGCCGGCCGATTGGCCCCGGTTCCCGGGCAACTTCCACGGCATCGTCGTTGCGGGCACGGATGTCGATCAGCAGACCACATATTTTTTCCCAACCGATCCCAGAATCGTGTGTCCCAACGCAAATGGACCTGGGGATACCGGCTCCATGGTCGTGGACTTGTCCTCGAAATCGATGGAACTCGACACGACCCGCATTGCGCGCGTGCAGTCCTTCTGGCGTGTCCTCCGCGGTGCGTCACGGCTCGGGAACTCGCTCGCGTGGCAACTTGGGCTCTCTGGCCTCAGAGACGCACGCGGCGGTTACGTCATCGATGCCGTCTCGAAGGGGAAAGGACTGGGCACGGCAACAACGCAGCGCCCGAACCGGAACGCGGGCCGTCTACCACCGGACGAAGGGGGTAGGCTGCAGATCGGCATCCCCGTTACGGGAAGCGGCGCTGAAGGCGGGATAGGTGGGTGGGGACAGCAAGCTCAAGGCGGCTCTCGTCGTGACGGAGGAAGTGGAGCGCTCGTAGTCGCGCTCGCCAGTATCGCGGACGGTGGCCCTCTGGACGTTGGCGGCACAGATGACAAGCACAACAAGGGTCGCGATCTAGATGGACACCCGATCAACTCGCTGCATATTTCGACCGAGGCGCTTTTCCGCAACCGCGACAAACCTAGCGAGGACGGTCCGCTACACTTCGAGGATAAGTTCCGGGACGGCCAGGACTTCCTGCTCAAAACAAAGGTACATCTCGCGTTCGATGCAAGTGGAACGCAGCACTGGCGCTGGTGGTCCTCGACTCTGGTGGGGCTCGATACACCACCGAATCGACCGCCACCGCCCACCATTACGCCGAGCGACCCGGACCCCCCGCCGCCGCCGCCGCCGCCCATACCGCCGGACGAACGTGGCCCAATCACACCATCGGACCCTGCAGGCCCGATAGACCCGTCCGATCGTCGCGGTCGAACGGATCGTGGCGGTCCGATACCGATGACAAGAGAACCCCATGCAGCTGGCGGATCCTTGGGCGAATCCGAGACATGGTGGAGCGCGGAAGAGTGGATGCCACGTTTTATCTCGGGTACCAAATCTCCATGGGAATTCCGCCGCGGAGCCGTCACTCCGTATGAATTGTCCGCGCCTGCGCTCGCGTTCCGGCCACAGCTCTTGCGTGTCGGCGCGCGCGACTGGCGATACCACGGGCTCGCGGACGAAGACGAGTTTGTCAAGGATCTGCGCCGAACGCCGACGGTACTTCGACTCGCGGCCTGGGGAGCACAAGGTGGTGAGAAGGCCGGACCGTATCTGACTCCACCGACGACCGGTAGTTCGATTGGCGCGGCGCCGTGGAACTACGCGCAGCAGCCGGGCGCGTCGCGTAGCAGCGGCGGGACTGCGGCGGGCGGACTCGCTCTTCTGCCGCCCGAGGTAGACCTCGAGGACATCGACCGCGGGTTCGCGCCGGATGGAATCACACCGAGCGAGGTCGGCCTCGTTGCGACACCGCGGACGTTTCTGGGATGGGGAACCCCGGAACTTGCCGCGGGCGGCCTCAAGTCGGGATGGTCGTCGCGTGTTTCCGAGAATGGGACTCTGATCTTCGGCGAACACAACGCGACAGGAGTGCGGTCGGATCGATTCACGCTTGGCGCTGGAGGCATCCCACAGTTCTCCGTTGAATCCGGCATCGTCGCATCGACGACCCACGTGCAAGGACAACGGCCGTTGACGATGGTCTACAACGAGATCACTACTGCGAACGCGGGTGATGTCGTGACGCTTCCGGCCGCGCAAACGGGACGAATGGTCATACTGAAAAACTCCGCGTCTGCGACCGTGAACGTATACCCGGCGTCGGGTAACAAGGTGGACGGGCTGGCGCTGGACACCCCGTTCTCGTTGCCGTCGCTCGGGATCGTCGTTCTCTTCGCGACCAGTTCGGCGCAGTGGTACCGACTCATCGGTGCGTGATGGATTTTCTGGGGCGGCCCGGGATGCGGATGGCACACCGGATCAGAATCGAGGGGGGCCAGAGCCAGGCTTGACCCACCTTGCGCCCGCGCACCCCGCGTGCCGCTGCGAGTCGGCGAACGCGGGAGGGATGAATACCAAGGGCTGCTGCGGTCTCAGCTGTCGTCAGATGGCGCATGAAGTTACTCCTTCTCAGCTGGATTCTAGAGCGCCTTCACGAAACGCACCAGCGCCCGGATGGCGCGCTCGTAGCGCGGAGCGTCACGCCCCGCCACATACCGGAGCGTCAGCTTCTTGACTTTCTTCCTCCAGTCCTCCAACGGGTGCTCTTCGCACCCGTAGCGCAGCCGACAGCTCCCGTCGGCCATCTCAAAGGCCGCCCACTGATATTTCAGGAGACGGCCGGTCGCCCGGACAGCGCGGACCTCTCCCGCGCCGGTGAGCGCCCCAGCGAGGTCCGCATCGGCGAAATTCGTGCCATTGAGGCGCGCCCCCTGGAGATTCGCGCCCGTGAAACTCGCCCACTCACAATCCGCATCAGTGAGATTCGCGAACGAGAGATTCGCATCAGAGAGGCTTGCGAAAAAAAGATCCGTCTCGGTGAGGTTCGCGCCCACAAGGGTCGCGCCCACAAGGGTCGCACCTTCGAGATTCGCTCCTTGCATGTCGGTTGCGGTCAGGTTTGCCTTCGCGAAGTTGGCGCACGCGAGGTCCGCACAGACGAGATTTGCGCCCAAGAGGTCGGCGCCGCTGAAGTTCGTCTCCTCGAGGTTCGCCATGAAGAGATTGGCGCCCGCGATGTGCACTCCCGCGAAGTTCGCCTGAGCGAGGTTCGCCCCCACGAGGCAGATGCGCTGCTCGACGGCGGCGATGAGCGCCTCGCGCAACGAGCCGCCGGGATGCTCGAAGAACACCTGTCCGTAGCAGTTAACAATCTTCTGCATCGTTGTCCTCCAACGACATCAGCGGGCCTATTCCCGCCGATGAGGAGTCCACCAACTCCTCGGCGTACCGGCGAAGGTCTTCCCGGGTGGCGACCTGGCCGCGCACGACGGCGCGGTGGCAGTCCTCGGCCAGCCTCCGGACATGCGCCCAATACTGGGCGCGCAATATGGCGTGCGCGTCCGCGCGCGCCTTCTCGGCTTCGGCGGTCATTTCATCTCCGACGCCATCGGCGGGCCTATTCCCACCGATCCCGCCTGCTAGGCGGGTTCGGTCCCATGGAGAGACCGCCGCACGCATGGAGTCTCCCGGCCCATCGCCCGGTCCTCAGGAGCCTGGTCCCACTGGCTTCGAGAGCGCCTTCACGAAACTCACCAGCGCCCGGATGGCGCGCACGTAGCGCGGAACGTCAGATTCCGACACATACCGGAGCGTCAGCTTCTTGACTTTCTTCCTCCAGTCCTCCAATGGGTGCTCTTCGCACCCGTAGCGCAGCCGACAGCTCCCGTCGGCCATCTCAAAGGCCGTCCACTGATAGTTCAGGAGACAGCCGGTCGCCCGGACGGCGCGGACCTCTCCCGCGTCGATGATCGCACCCGCCAGGTTGGCATTGGCGAAATTCGTGCCTGTGAGAAGCGTCAACAGGCAATTCGCACCAGAGAGGTTTGCGAACGAAAGGTTCGCGCCCACGAGGTTCGCGCCCTCAAGGTTCGCGCCCTCAAGGTTCGCGCCCCTGAGGTTCGCGCCCGCGAGGCTCGCGCCCGCCAGGTCGGCTGCGGGCAGATCTGCATGCGGGCAGTTCGCGCCCGAGAGGTCCGCCCGGACGAGATCCGCGCCCTTGAGGCAGATGCGCTGCTCGACGGCGGCGATGAGCGCCTCGCGCAACGAGCCGCCGGGATGCTCGAAGAACACCTGTCCGTAGCAGTTAACAATCTTCTGCATCGTTGTCCTCCAACGACATCAGCGGGCCTATTCCCGCCGATGAGGAGTCCACCAACTCCTCGGCGTACCGGCGAAGGTCTTCCCGGGTGGCGACCTGGCCGCGCACGACGGCGCGGTGGCAGTCCTCGGCCAGCCTCCGGACATGCGCCCAATACTGGGCGCGCAATATGGCGTGCGCGTCCGCGCGCGCCTTCTCGGTCAGCTCGGTCATTTCATCCTCCGACGCCACCGGTCGCACCATCGCACCCGGTCCCGCCCGCTGGGCGGGCAGCGCCCCCAACGAGGGGGCGCCCGCACGCATGGAGTTACTTGGGGCTCACCACTGCCAACAGCCCGGTCGCCGTGCGGGTCTCGTCCTTCGACGAGAATCGCACCGGCAATTCGTCGTCCCACACCTCCAGCAGGACGACGGCGTCCGGGTGTTCGACGAAGTCCTGGATCGCTTGAACCAGCCCCACCAGGAGCTTGGCGTCCAAGTAGACCCGAACGGTGGGCTCCTTCTGGGGAGTCACCGCAGCCACATTCGTGTGCCAGTGGTGCGGAATGTCGGGCAGGGTGTACCCCCAATCCGCATCCTCCGGGCCGATCTTTGCGGTATCGGCCGTCAAGCTGACCCGGAGCCGCCCGTGTTTCGGGCCAGGAAGCCCACGCAAGGCTTTCTCCCAGTCCTTCGGGTTGACCGAGATGGCTCGCCCTTCGTCACCAGGCGTAGCGACACCCGACTCCTCCAACACGAGCATCCGTCGGCCGTCCGTCGCGCTGCACCGATAGCCGGTATCGGTGGCCTCGATCCTCACGCCCAAAAGGCGGGGGTTATCCTTGCGGCCCGGTTGGATTCGGGCGGCCACGGCAGCCCGCCGGTCCATGAACGGCATACGATCCTTCCTTTCTCCCGGCTTCTTGCCGGGTCTTGTCTCCGACGCCATCGGCCACACCATCGTGACCGATCCCGCCCGTTTGGCGGGCGCGGTCCCACGGAGGAGCCGCCGCACGCATGGAGAGCTAGAGCCTTTCCACGAAGTCCACCAGCGTTAGGATGGCGTGGGTGTACCGCGGGACATCACCCTCCGACAAATGCCGGAGCGCCACCTTCTTGACCGTCTTCCGCCAGTTCTTCAACGAGCGCTCCTCACACCCGTAGCGCAGCCGCCGGCTGCCGTTGACCATCGCGAAGGCCGTCCATCGATACCCCAGGAGACAGCCGGTCGCCAAGACGACATGGATCTCTCCCGCGGTGGTTCGTGCACACGTGAGATTCGCCTTGTCAAAGTTCGTGCCTGCGAGGCACGCCCTCCTGAGACGCGCTCCCGAGAGGTCGGCGCCCGTGACGTCGGCCCCAGCGAGATATGCCCCTGTGAGGTTCGCGCCCCTGAGACGCGCACTTTCGAGACGCGCTTTCGGGAGAGTCGCGCCTTTGAGGTTCGCGGTCGTAAGGTCGGCTCCCGTGAGGTCCGCCCCCGTGAGGTCGGCTCCCGCGAGAGTCGCATTTGCGAGGTGCGCGTCCATGAGCTGTGCATTCGCAAGCTCGGCCCCCACGAGGTACGCTCTCGTGAGGTCAGCTCCCGCGAGGTTGATCTTCTGCTTGACGGCGGCGACGACCGCCGCGCGCAGCGAGCGGCCGGGGTGCTCAAAGAGCAACCTCCCTGAGTAGCGGACGATCCGGTGCATCTCGTGTCCTCCGACGCCACTCGCCGGACCATTCCGACGAGTCCCGCCCGCTAGGCGGGCGCGGCTCCCCAGCAGAGGAGCCGCCGCACGCATGGAGTCTAGGCGCGCATGGCCGACCGCCGGGAGTAGGCGAGGTCAACCGCGCGGCGGAAAGCTTCGCGGGTTTGAACGTCGCGGAACATGGCCTCTTCCGCGAACCACCGGAGCGCTTCCAGCATGCTCACGCTCCGGTCGACGGCGACGGCCACCCCCGCCACCGCCAGCGGAAACCGCGTGCACCGAATCGCGGTCACCTGGAGGCACGCGTCGCGCGTGTAGGGCGATTCGCAAATCAATTCTTGTGCGTACTCCTCCACAGCATCGGTGGTGGTCATAATGCTGTTGAGTTGTACAGCGCGGTAGCACTCGTCCGCGATTCGGTCTACCGCGTCCTCATACGAGGGGCGAGGGTCGTACATACCTGCCTCCGACGCCATCGGGCAGCCTATTCTGCCCGATCCCGCCCGCTAGGCGGGCGCGGTCCCTGTGTGGGACCGCCGCACGCATGGAGCGTTAGATCGTCACGGGCGGAAGCTTGCCGATGCAGTCCTCGGCCAGGTCCTCCATGCCCATCTCGCGCGCCACCCGCTGGATGGCCTGAGGGATGTCCGCCCCGGCGTCGACACACTCGCCCCCGGCGTAGCTGCGCTCACCCTGCCACCGGGTCTCGTACTCGCCGGTGACGATGGCGCGCCCGTCCGCGTGGACGCGGACGCGCAGCCGCCGCTTGCGGTCGGCCTGGAAGGCCAGCGGGCCGCGCGGCCACTTGGCCTCCGCCACCACCGGCCAGTCCGCCTCCAGGATGCGGACGGGTCGCCGTCCGGTGAGGGGGACCGTGATGTACTCGTTCGACATTCTTTCCTCCGACGCCACTCGCCGGACCATTCCGGTGGATCCCGCCCGCTAGGCGGGCGCGGCTCCCCAGCAGAGGAGCCGCCGCACGCATGGAGGAGCTATTCGGCGGCATCTCGCTTGAGCCGCTCGACGAACCGCGCGATCAGCCGCTCCGGGACCGCCGCTTTGGTCGCCAAGTCGCGAATGGCCGCAACGACGGTATGGAGCGTCGGCCAGGCGACGTAGCGTTCATACGTCTCGATGGGGAACGGACGCCACCTCGGCGTCCGTCGATCCCGCACTACGCGCACCCGGACGTGCGCGTAGACGCCGGCCTCGTCGTGCCGGATAGCGACCTCCAGGCAGATATCCCGCCGGTTGGTCGCGTCCTGCCCTACCGTGCTGATGTGTGTGTACGCATGCATGGAGCGTTAGATCGTCACGGGCGGAAGCTTGCCGATGCAGTCCTCGGCCAGGTCCTCCATGCCCATCTCGCGCGCCACCCGCTGGATGGCCTGAGGGATGTCCGCCCCGGCGTCGACACACTCGCCCCCGGCGTAGCTGCGCTCACCCTGCCACCGGGTCTCGTACTCGCCGGTGACGATGGCGCGCCCGTCCGCGTGGACGCGGACGCGCAGCCGCCGCTTGCGGTCGGCCTGGAAGGCCAGCGGGCCGCGCGGCCACTTGGCCTCCGCCACCACCGGCCAGTCCGCCTCCAGGATGCGGACGGGTCGCCGTCCGGTGAGGGGGACCGTGATGTACTCGTTCGACATTCTTTCCTCCGACGCCACTCGCCGGACCATTCCGACGGGCCCCGCCCGCTAGGCGGGTGCGGTCCCATGGAGGGACCACCGCACGCATGGAGCTAGGGCTTCGCTCGAGCAAGCTCGATCTGCGCCGCGAGTTCCCGCCCGCGCGGTGTCAGGGCCAGGCAATCGCCGCTCGACGTGGCGATCCCCCCCTCGAGCAAAAGCGATCGCAGAAGCTGGTAGTCGTCGAAGGTCACGCCGTCCTGCATGAGGCCGGCGTAGATGTGCCCCTCCGGCGCTCCGGCGCCGTCCGCCTCGTCAAGCGCCATGATCACGGCGACCAGCAAGCCGTTCAAGCGGTCCCTCGTCATCCTCGTCATCATCGTCCTCCGACGCCATCCGCCGGACCATTCCGACGGATCCCGCCCGCTAGGCGGGCGCGGCCCCTTATGCCGGAGCCGACGCACGCATGGAGTCTAGTCGTCGATCGCGAGCAACTGCTCGACGCAGTGCTCCGCGGCTTCACGGGGCGCGCCCGCTTCCTCCGCGAGGACGCGCACCTCGGCCGCGATGGCCTGCTTGTCGCTCGCCCCGGAAAAAGTGCGGGTCTTCAGGGGGTAATAGACCCCGGCCTTTTCCTGCTCGACACGGAGCCTCGCGACGTCGTTGTCGATCGACGCCGCGACGATCCACAGGGTGTCCGCCTTCTCGTCCCAGCAGAGCCCCGTGACCAACAAGGCCCCGCGGGAGGCGGAGTACACACCCCGCCAGTAGATCTCGGCGAACTCATCGATCGTGAGCATCTTGTGTCCTCCGACGCCACCGACCGGCCTATTCCGGTCGGCCCCGCCTGCTGGGCGGGTGCGTCTCCCAGGGCGGGAGACGCCGCACGCATGGAAGATCAGTCTTTCATCCGCGCCTCCGATAGGTCGGCGCCGGTGATGCGCGTGCCCACGAGCCTGGCGATCTCGTGTCGATCGCCGTTCTTCATCATCTTTCGCATGACCATATATTAGCGCGGTATCGCGACAGAAAAAGAAAAATCCGTCCTACCCGCAAATATATTTCTGTGCCAAACACGCACGCCGGCGCGAGAATTCTAGAATCTAATGGCGTGCCAAACGAGCCCCCGAAGGTTCGGCCGGTAACTTTATTTCCGGCCGGCGCGGCGAGATCGCCCGGGCCCGTAGGGCGCGCCCTGGTAGCCCAGGTGGCCCTGGTGGCGCCGTAGGGGCGCCCAGGTGGCCCCGGGGGCGCCGTAGGGGCGCCCAGGAGGCCCCGGTAGCCCCGGGGGCGCCGTAGGGGCGCCCAGG